GCCAGTGGGGGTGTAGGCGCTATTGTATATGGCCTCGTACAAAAATCAGGAAAATTGAGTCTGTTAACCAAACTCCATTCTTGGCAGCTCCCACACCGTCATAGAAATAATATTTCATAACAAAGCTGCAGATGAAACAATCGATTTGCACCGTCAACTACCCAGAGATGTGTACACCCTAGTATAGGAAATGTTCAATACACTAAACAATTAGGGACAGATCAACTATGCACATAAGGTGATACAAACAGCTACCTTCCGTACACTTATATGTGTACAAATAAGAACAATTCTCATTGAAGTTTCATGCAACTTATAAGTATCTATCAAGAAACATCTTGATAGCTATAGGTTTATAAACACCCCCGTATGGACCATTTTATTATTTAGGCAATATTTCTGATTGTTCCTACAGAAAAAGCTTGACATTGGTTTCAATGTGTGTAAAACTACCAGTACCTGCACCATGTATGCTTTAGACATACAGGCGATACGAAACAAAGTATGAGCTACCTTCCGGCTACAGGTAAAGAAATGAGCTTGCAATCGGCTGCTGAAGAGAAAAGACTCAGAGAGAACAATAGAGGGGCCACTCTGTTGTTCTGCTTTGGACACTGGCAGTGGTACACCTTACACTGACCAGACTAGACTTGATGTGGGTACTTGTTAAAAGCTGTTGCTAAAAGGGTGGGCTAACAACAGCCATAGATGAACACATCCCTTATGGGCTTTCTAGGTGTATGTTCTAGATATTAGTGGTAGGTGGTATGTATTTCACTATGTGATATGTACCGTTCCCTACAGGTAATGGTAGTAGTTTCTTCACAGGACTTCTACCGTTACCTTCATAGACACTATAGACATACATTGGGATAGGTTGTTATGAGTAGCAATAAATGCTACCATACCACCTTAGCTAGGCTATGTGTGTTAGCATGAAGCATTATGAACTATTACACCCGACAAGAGCTTGAAGACAGAGGTTTAACAAACACATACCCCTACAGTGTGGCTACACAAGCTTCACTAGCGTTACACAGAGGTTATGTAGACAAGATGCATTTATTCCACAGTGATGTCTATTATGTTAGAGCAGCACTAGAGAAGAACACAGGATATGTATTTCCCTTAGACAGAGTTGAAGATGCTATGAGAGCTGAGGGATGGAAAGAACACAGACACCTACCGAGGAAGAAAGAATATGGCTACAAAGAAAAGCACAGTTAATGCTGCTGGTAATTACACCAAGCCTACAATGCGTAAGGCGTTGGTAGCTAGGGTGAAGGCTGGTTCTGCTGGTGGTGATCCGGGAGAGTGGTCTGCTAGGAAAGCACAGCTTGTAGCAAAGAAGTATAAAGCTGCTGGTGGTGGTTACAAATGAAGCCTTCTCAGAAGTCTTTAAAGGATTGGACAGCCCAGAAGTGGACAACAAAGTCTGGTAAGCCTTCTGCTAAAACAGGAGAGCGTTATCTTCCTGAAGCTGCCATTAAGTCTTTAAGCTCTGCTGAGTATGCAGCCACCACTAAAGCTAAGCGTGAAGGCACAAAAGCTGGTAAGCAGTTTGTTAAACAACCAAAAGAGATTGCTAAGAAAGTGAGCAAGTTCCGATGATTAAAAAAGGTAGTGAAGAGTTTTCAGGGTATAACAAGCCCAAAGCTACTCCTAAGCATCCAACGAAGAGTCATGCTGTGTTAGCTAAAGAGGGTGACACAGTGAAGCTCATTAGATTTGGACAACAGGGTGTTAGTGGTGCTGGCTCTAGTCCAGACACTCCTAAGGACAAGGCTAGGCAGAAGAGCTTCAAAGCTCGTCATGCTGAGAATATTAGTAAGGGTAAGATGTCTGCTGCATATTGGGCAGACAAGGTTAAGTGGTAACTAAAAGGAGAAACTATGGCTACCGATGCAGAAAAAGTTAAGATGTACCGTGAGAAGGCTAAGGACACTTCTGTCCCTCAAGAGGTGCGTAACACCTACTTGGACAGAGCTAATGAGCTGGAGCGTAAGGCTTTTGAAGCTACTAAGGTTCCTGAGAAGAAGATGATGTATGGTGGTATGCCTGTTCGAGGTAGCCGTACAGCCACTAACGCAAAGAAGAAGAAGATGATGGGTGGTGGTTATGCTATGCCAGCTAAAACAACAATGATGTCTAAGGGCGGTGCTGTTAAAAAAGCTCCAGCTAAGAAAGGTAAATGATGGCTACTAAGAAAGCGTTTAAACCTTGTGAGGGATGCCCCACACCAGCCAAGTGTAAAGCTGCTGGTAAGTGTATGGCTAAAGAGGGCAAAGAAGGTAAGAATGGTAAGCCTATGGTGGCTATCATGATTGGTGTGGGTAAGCCAATGAAAGCTAAGAAAAAATAATGGCTACTATTAAACAAATAGCTAAGGTAGGCAAAGTGATGCGTGAGTTTAAAGACAAAGGCTTGCACAGTGGTAAAGGTGGTAAGGTTGTTACAAACCCCAAGCAAGCCATTGCCATTGCCTTGTCTGAAGCTAAAGTGAAGCCTAAGAAGAAATGAGCAAAGAACCTAAGATTAGGAGTGTTGGAAAAGTGTTAACAGCGGGAGCTGCTAACACTATCTACACTTGTCCTGAGAATTTTGTAGCTAAGATGAATTTGTTATTTGTTTCCAATCATGGGGGTAATAACAAAACTGTTTCTATTCAATGGCATGATGCTAGTGCTGGTGCTAATTACTACATTGTTGGTGGTTATGTTCTTTCTGCAAATGGTTATATTAAACTGGATGGTAGTTATCTTGCTCTCTATCCCGGTGACACCTTGGTAGTTACACCAGAGGCTGGTAGTAGCATGGACACCACTGTCACTGTTGAAGAATACTATGAACAAGGACTATTTTAATCATGGCTAAAAGAGAACTAAGCGAACAACAGAAGAAGTTCATTGAGGTGTTATTTGCTGAGGCTGGAGGCAATCCTTCCAAGGCAAGGCAGCTTGCTGGCTATAGCGAAGGCTACAATACCAAGGTACTCATGGAAGTTCTTAAGGAAGAAGTGATTGAGGCTACACAGCTTTACATCGCTATGAATGCCCCTAGAGCAGCTATGGCTGTTGTGAGTGGTATTGCTGACCCTACAGAGCTAGGCTTGAAAGAGAAGCTTAATGCTGCTAAAGATTTGTTAGACAGGGCTGGCACAGCCCAAAGCAAAGGAAACATATGTACCTATTCCAAAAATTAGAAAAACTATACCATTTGGTTACAGACAAGATGAAGAAGATCCTAACCTCTTGCAGCCAATACCTACAGAGCTTGAAGCGTTAGAACTAGCTAAGAAACATTTAAAACAATATAGCTCTAGGCAGGTAGCAGCTTGGCTTACCACCACAACAGGTAGAACAATAAGCCATGTGGGATTGTTAAAGAGAATAAAGACTGAAAGAACTCATGGACGAAAATCCGCTACTTACCGCAACCTTGCCACAAGGCTCAAAAAAGCCCTTGAGCAAGCGGAAAGGTACGAAGAAAAATCCAAGAGGCTCGGCAGGGAAGACCAAACAGGATACTTCGAGTCAGAGCAGTACAGCAAGCTCACCGAATATATCGATAGTAAACTCGCCAGAGATTCCTCTAGCGACACCTGATGATAGGGAAGTATTGTTTAAGCCCAATGCTGGGCCTCAAACATTCTTCTTAGCTTCCTCAGAGAGGGAGGTGTTATATGGTGGAGCTGCTGGTGGTGGTAAAAGCTACGCTATGTTGGCTGATCCACTAAGGTATATGGTACATCCACAGTTTTCTGGACTGCTTCTTCGTCATACAACAGAGGAACTTCGAGAACTTATTTGGAAGAGTCAAGAGCTTTATCCAAAGATTTACCCCGGCATCAAATGGAGTGAACGTAAGATGCAATGGGAAGCTCCATCAGGGGCAAGACTGTGGATGTCTTACCTTGATAGAGATGAAGATGTGTTGAGATATCAGGGTTTGGCATTTAGCTGGATTGGTTTTGATGAGTTGACGCAGTGGCATACGCCATTTCCGTGGAACTATATGCGTTCTCGACTGCGTACAGCGGCAGCAGACCTACCAATCTTCATGAGAGCTACAACAAATCCGGGTGGTCCGGGCCATGCTTGGGTGAAGAAGATGTTTATTGACCCTTCTCCAGCAGGAAAAGCCTTTGATGCTACAGATATTGAGAGTGGAACTACCCTAGTCTACCCAAAAGGACACAGCAAAGAGGGGCAACCACTGTTTAAACGTAGGTTTATCCCTGCTATGTTGACGGATAACCCCTATTTGATGCAGACAGGTGACTATGAGACGATGTTGTTGTCTCTTCCTGAGCACCAAAGGAAGCAATTGCTAGAAGGAAATTGGGATATTGCTGAAGGTGCAGCGTTTCCTGAGTTTAATAGACAGATACATGTAGTGGAACCGTTCCACATACCAAGTAATTGGACTAAATTTAGGGCTTGTGACTATGGATACGGAAGTTATAGTGCTGTGGTGTGGTTTGCTGTGTCACCAAGTGAACAATTGGTCATCTATCGTGAGATATATGTTAGCAAGGTACTTGCCAAAGACCTCGCTCGCATGGTCATGAGGGCTGAAGAGAACGATGGGCCTATGAGATATGGTGTATTGGACAGTAGTTGCTGGCATAAGAGGGGTGACACAGGTCCATCACTGGCAGAACAGATGATTGCAGAGGGTTGTAGGTGGAGGCCATCTGATAGAAGTGCTGGAAGTAGGGTGGCAGGTAAGAATGAGCTGCATCGAAGGCTACAACTTGATGCCTTTACAGAACAGCAAAGATTGGTTATAACAAGCAACTGTGTGAACACGATTGCTCAGCTACCCATCATACCTTTGGACAAGAGAAACCCAGAGGATATTGATACTAAAGCTGAAGATCACTTATATGATGCTATTCGTTATGGTGTGATGAGCAGACCTAGAAGTAGTTTGTTCGATTACAATCCATTAAATTCTGCTGGCTCTGGGATGAAGATGGCAGACCCCACATTTGGGTATTAAAGGGTATTTATGGCGCAAAACAATTTCATGGACGATAAGTCTATTAGTTTAAAAGATAAAAAAGAAGGTGAAGATATACCATTCACTGGTGATTCTCTATTAGTCTTTCTAAACGATAGATATACAAAGTCTGAAGAGAGCCGTAGACAGGATGAACAGCGTTGGCTCAAGGCTTATAGAAACTATCGTGGTATTTATGGACCAGATGTTAAATTCACTGAGACAGAGAAGAGCCGTGTATTCATTAAGGTGACAAAGACCAAGGTGCTTGCAGCATATGGTCAAATCACTGATGTGTTATTTGCGAATAACAAGTTTCCTCTCAGCGTTGATCCTACTGTCCTACCTGATGGTGTAGTAGACACAGTACATTTTGATGATAAAGCACCAGAAGGTATGGAATCTGAGATGGTTTCTCCTTTTGGTTACAAGGGAGATGGTAAAGACCTAGCACCGGGTGCTACACTTTCTTCTTTGATGGAGAAGCTTGGTCCTTTGAAGAATCAGCTTAGTGGTCAAGAGGGTCTTAAGGAAGGTCCGGGCGTTACTCCTTCTTCTTTGACATTCCATCCTGCAATGGTTGCAGCTAAGAAGATGGAAAAGAAGATACATGACCAGTTGGATGAGAGTGGTGCTAATAAGCACCTGCGTTCCACTGCCTTTGAGATGGCTCTGTTTGGTACAGGCATCATGAAGGGTCCATTTGCTAAGACCAAAGAATATCCTAGCTGGGATGATGAAGGTACTTACAAACCTGAGATGAAGACAGTACCAGAGACATCACATGTGTCCATCTGGAACTTCTATCCTGATCCTGATGCTACTAACATGGAAGAAGCTCAATACATTATTGAGCGTCACAAGTTGAGTGGTACACAGCTAAGGACTTTGAAGAATCGTCCCTTCTTTAGAGCCAATGTCATTGAAGAAGTCATTGAGATGGGAGCCACCTATACTAAGAAGTATTGGGAAGATGACTTGAGAGACTATGCTCCCAACTTGGGAACAGACAGATTTGAAGTGTTGGAATATTGGGGCAATGTTGACATTGACATGCTCAAAGAAAACGACATTGTTATTCCTGATGCTTTGTTGGAAGCTAAGGAGTTACAGGCTAATGTATGGTTCTGTAACAACAAAGTGATTCGTTTAGTATTGAATCCGTTTAAGCCAGCCAACATTCCGTATTACGCTGCTCCTTGCGAATTAAACCCCTACTCTCTATTTGGCATTGGTGTTGCCGAAAACATGGACGACACCCAGACCCTCATGAATGGTTTTATGCGTATGGCAGTGGACAATGCGGTGTTGTCTGGCAACCTTGTATTCGAGGTGGATGAAACCAACCTCGTTCCCGGACAAGACATGACTGTCTATCCCGGTAAAGTGTTTAGGCGACAGGGTGGTGCTCCCGGTCAAAGCTTGTTTGGAACTAAGTTTCCTAACGTAGCTGCTGAGAACTTACAACTGTTTGATAAAGCACGACAGCTTGCTGATGAGTCTACAGGCATGCCTTCCTTTTCACACGGACAGACAGGTGTGAGTGGTGTAGGTAGGACAGCCTCTGGCATTTCTATGTTGATGAATGCTGCATCTGGCAGTGTTAAAACCATCATCAAGAATGTGGATGATTATTTGTTAGCTCCTTTGGGTAAGGCTTTCTTCAGCTTCAACATGCAGTTTGATTTTGATCAAAGCATTAAAGGCGACTTAGAAGTTACAGCCAGAGGTACAGAGAGCTTGATGGCTAATGAGGTGAGGAGCCAACGCTTGATGCAGTTCTTGCAGATTGCCAGCTCACCAGCATTGATGCCTTTTGCTAAGTTTCCCTACATCATTCGTGAGATTGCTAAGAGCATGGACCTTGATCCAGACAAGGTGACTAACAATATGGATGAGGCTATGCGTCAAGCGTTGCTGATGCAAAAGGCTACAGCTCCTGCTCCAGTAGAAGGTGCTCCTCCTGTTGCTGGTCCTGAAGGTGGCCCACCCCCAGTATCTGATATGACTGGTGGTGGTGGTGGAAATATTGGTATTGGTGCTGCACCAGTGCCGGGTGAACAAGGATTTGCTGGTAATGTCCAAGCCGTACCTCCCCAAGCTTAAAGGCTTTGTAAACACTAACGCTACATGGGAAGCGTTCTTAGAACTACTTGATGCTGAGATTGCTCAGCAGCATAAGAACTTAGAACAAGCTTCAGATGCCCGTGAAATTGGAAAGGCTCAAGGAGCCATTGCTGCTTTACGCAGACTAAGTTATCTTAAGGATGAAGTTAATGTACACAAATAATATGGATAGACTGTTTGCTGAAGGCGGCATGAATGATGAAGGTGGTACGGTAGATCCAGTATCTGGTAATGATGTACCTCCGGGTTCTTTGCAAAAAGAAGTGAGAGATGACATTGATGCTAAGCTGAGCGAGGGTGAGTTTGTTATTCCTGCGGATGTTGTTAGATACATTGGTCTTGAACGATTGATGAAGCTTCGTGATGAAGCTAAGCAAGGCTTGTCTCGAATGAATGAGATTGGTCAGATGGGTAATGCTGAGGAAGTGTCTAACCCAGAAGCTCTTCATAATAGTGAGGACGATGGTGGCTTCACTTCTGAAGTTGATGACATCATGGAAGAAGTGGATATGGATAGTAGAGGAGAGAAAAGATTTGCTGGAGGAGGAGCTGTATATGTTCCACCAGCAGATAAAGACATCTTAGCTAAATATAACATTCAAAGAACATCCATCACTAATCCAGCTTTAGATGTTAGGCTTTTAAAGAACGCTGCTGGTGATTCTTTATATATGACTTACTTCAATGGAAAACCCGGTGGAACTATTCCTGAGGGATATTCTGTAGTAGACTCTAATCCAGCTAGTAGAATGACTGGTACAGGTCTTACAAATACTACAACTACAGTGAATAAAATAACTGATGGTACTGCTAGTGTAGATGGTGGTAATACAAGCTTAGTTTCTGGTGGCAATACAAATCTGTCTGGTGTTAATAATACATCAATGACAGACTTAGCTTTAGGTAATGTAGCTATTACAGGTAAAGATGGTAAAGTCACTACAGTGGGTGGTGGCGATACAGGAACAACAACAGATGGAGGTTTAGGTGTCAATGCTTATGGCGGTAATATTACATCAAATGCTGATGGAGGCGTTAGCACAGGTCTTGGTGGCTTTACTTTAAATCCTGATGGTACTGTAACAGCAAATACTCTTAACAAAGGTCTTACTGCTGCTGCTGGTATAGTTAATCCATTATTAGGAGTTGCTGCTAGGATTAATAACGCACTAGCTAGTAGTTCAGCAAAAGACTTTACTAGATCTATTGCAGATACTATGGGTACTAATCTTGATACAAGCACTGCTGCTGCCACTGCTGGTCCTACTGGAACTGGGGGTACTGCTGCTACTGCTGCTGCTGATGCAGCTTCTTCAGCTACTAGTATGGGATTAAGTCCTGCTGCTGCTGGTGCAGCTAGTCAAGCTGCTGCTAATGTCATCACAAGTGGTGGCACTTCATCTGATGCTGCAGAGGCAGGTAGATCTGCTGCTGCTGATGTGACTAGAAAGGAACAATCTAGTACAGATACAACAGCAACAGATAAAGCGGCAGAAGACTAT